GTTGCGGAAGCCGATGCAAGAGCGCGGATCTCAAACTGAGCGCGTCGCTTCTCGCCCGTGGCGATTGCCCGAAGAACGTCGCCCTCGTTGTCAGCAGGCTTAGCCGCGTTCTCGACCTTGAGTGCTTTCTCAGCAAGCGCGCCGATCTTCTCGGATCGCTCCTCAGCAGCAGCAACCTGATCCATCTTGGACTTTCGTGCTGTCATTGAATCGTTCAGGCTCGTCCATCGAGCCTCTTCCTCTGCGGAAAGTTCGCGCTTCTCGTCAGCCGCACGATTGAGGAGAGACTTAGCCTCTTCCCAGTCGTTTCGGTACTGCTCGTGAAGCGTCTTGGTAATGTCGGACATTTTGTCAGACTCCTTACGCTATCTTTGTGGGGTTGATTGCTTCTTCGGTGGTGCGACCAGCGGTGGTGCCTTGTGAGCCCTTGTGCTGCGCCCTAGCGAATCTGCTGTTCCAGTTTGGCGAGTGCCAACTGGCGCTCACGAACGGAGAGAGGTACGAGCCGCTCATCGGCTTCCTCTGGCTCCGTTGTAGTCTCAGGTTCTGCCCGAAGATCTGGTGAGATCTTTCGGATTGCGAGGTCAAGCGTTGCGGCTGAATCCGCATCGGGTGCTCCCGCCAAAAGTGCGTCGAAGGCGTGCATCAGCGTGGATGCGTCAATTTCTGTTCGCTCAGACAGCGAACGAACCGCGCCCAAACCAATCGTGGCTGGATACGCTGGCTGGTTGCCTGTCAAAAGACTAACCTCGTGAAGTCGAATATTTCGCAATTCGCGCACGCCGTTGTCATTGTAGGAATCGCCTTTGTTTGGCACGGTGAAGCCAAAAGACATTCCCATCGCCGCACCGTCTCGGCGCAACATTGCGGCAAGATCTGAGGCAAAAGTCACTTCTGGATTCAAAGAAACGCGAACCTTTAGCCCGCGATCGTCTTCCATCAAATCGAGCGTGCCTGTCTTCGTTGAACCGAGGAAATACTTAGGATCGTGATCCTGAAGCGCCTTGACTTCCCAATCGCCACGCTCGGCGGCAGCCACGCTCTTTGAGAACGCGCCTGGCTTGATGATCTCCCGCGTGCTCAGCCCTTCGGCTTCGGAGTTGAAGATAGCGGCATAGCCCGTAAAGGTGTGCCCATCGCCCTCAGCGCGGATCTCCGTTTGGAACTGTCGGTACTCAATCGCCATTTTCGGTTGCTCCTTACGCTCGGCGTTTTGGACGATGTTGTCCGCCCACCGCTTACCCGCGTCGCCGCCCCATAGCGCCCACGCGATCCTGCCAGCGGACGGATAACCGTCTTCGCCGGTGTTGAATCCTTGACCTTGCTTGTCCACCTCGTGTCGTGCGAAGTAGGAGCGCATCCGCACCACCGTCTCAAACGGCAGGTTGCGCCCATTCACGATGTCGCGTGCGCGAGCCACGCCCACGAGGGTGCCGCCGCGTCCGAACTCAGCGCGCCAATCTAGGCCGCGCTTCGCCTCTTCCTGCATCGCCTCTGTCGGCATATAACCGTCAGGGTCAATCGGAGCGCGCTCTTCCTGGTCATCCTCGTCGTCCTCGTCGTCGTCCTCGTCCTCGCGCGGCTGCCAAGCATTGCAGTAATATGCGCCGCTGACATAATCGTCCCAGCGCTCGCACCACGCCTTGTCGCCCTGGATATCGTCCTCGTTGTAGAAGGCGCAGTTGCCGCAGGCGCGACCTTCAGGCACATCCTCGGCGAGTGCGGGTCGGTAGTTATCTGGCAAGGCGCGCTCGCCGCCAGGCTCAATGCCTTCAGCCTGCGAGATCGCGACCATCTGCGAGATGGCGTCCTCTTTGGTGGTGTGGCAGCCCATCACTTCGCCGTCCTGCTTGACGACTGCCCAGCCGCTGCACTGCTCACTGTCATCCGTGATGAAATATGGCATTACGGATCAACCTGAAAATCGTAGACATCCAGCACGGTGTCGGCAGCGTCAGAGATGGCATAGAGCACATCACCATTGCCGATCTTGAGCGTGGTGATCGCGCCTTTGGAAATCTCAAATCCCGTCGTGGTCGTGACGGCTGCGCCGCCAACCCAGATGTTCTTGTTCGCGCCAAGTTCCATCGTGATCTCGTGGATGTTCTTCGCAGTCGCGGTAGCGATTGCTGCCGCCGCTGTTCCGATGCTGTATTGCTGCGCGCGAAAGGTCATCCCTGATTCTCAACTGGCTGCACGGTGACTGGCGCTGCGCCTGTGTGCGCGACGCGAATGCCAACAAGACGCGAAGCGTCTGATGGCGAGAATCCAGCCTGAACAAGTTTCGCCACGATATTTACCTTCGTGGCAAGCATTGCAGTTTCTGCGTCTGCCTCGTTGAGCGGCATTCGATAGGAATCTCCAGATTCGATTGGGCTGAAATCTTCAAACTTGCGAATATCGTTGACGTTTAGCCAGCCCTCTTGCAAGCCGACGCGGTAAGTGTCATATCGATCCTTAGTCGTGCCGCGCAGAATGGAGTCCATTGAGAACTTCACGAACGCATCGGGCAAAAGAATCAATGTGCTTAGCGGTCGCTCAATCATCTCCACCAGCGGGCGGAGCGTGTACTGCACGAAGGCAAGGTTCTGCTGCTCCACGCTGTTGTAGGACATCGCGCCTGGCGTGGTGACCTGAAGCAGGTTTGGCGGGATGCGGAAGATACGCGCGATCTCTTCGGTGGTGAACTGGCGTGATGCCAACAATTGCGCGTCTTCTGGTCGGAAGGTGAGCGCCTTGAACGTTGCGCCGCCTGTGAGCACGCCTGGCGTGTGAATGTTCTGACCGCTGTGGTGACGTGCCCAGCCCGCCTTCAGCGCCTCGCCCTGCTCTTTCGTTAGGTCGTGCGGCACCTCAATGATGCCCGTAGGCGTGCTGCCTGTTCGGAAGAAATTGGACGCGTAATCTTCAAGCGTCATCCCCAGCGCAAGCGATACTCGCAACTGGTGAATTGGATTGATGCCACGCAATTCGCCTGGCATTGCAATGAGCGGAATATGCAAAATGGTTTCTTGCCCATAAACCATCGTTGGCTCATTTGCGCCCTGATGCACACGGTACTTTACCTCCCGCCCATCGCGGAAGATTTCTACGCGTCGCGGGTCAATGCACCGCACCTCGAGCACCTCGCCGCGCTCATCGCGTGGCGCGTACAGAAAGGCGTTGCCGTCGGTGTACAAAGAGACAACAGTTTCGCTAATGAGTTGATTGATCGTATAAGTCGGCTCATCAGGGATTGGCGTAAGAATCCACGATGGCTTCGCGCCTGCTGGACGATACGGTCGACGGATACCAGCATCGCGTCTATACGCGTCAACTGGAAAAGACGAAACAACATCCGCGAGCAGCCGAACGCTTGCATAGGCTGCGCTTAGACTGAGCGCCGCTTTCTGGTCAATCTCACGATTGCCAAGGAACGGAACCTTGTCGAATGCCAGCGGCGTGAGGTTCTGCAACACCAGCGATCGCTGTTCGGTTGAATTGAAGACGCGGCGAAGAATGCTCACTTATTTACTCCTCGGGTATAACCGAGAGAAACCAGCACGATGCCAGCAAAAACGATCAGCATCCGCGCATCAATAAGCACGAGACCTGAAACGATCGCTGCAACGCCCGCCAACTCTAGGATGGTTGATTTCATAAGGTAATAAACTCCGCTGCTTTAGGTGCCGACGGTGCCTGTGCGTGGAATCTAGCACGATCATAAGCCATCACGCCGCAGACGGCGAGGTCGATCTTGCGCGCCGATCCTCGGTGTTCTTTTACAATGCGCGGACCAAAGCGGTCAATCTTCACGGAGCAGTTGTCCAGATGGCGGCTCATCGCGGGATCGCCATCGTGCGTGAGTGTCTCCTGCGTAACCGCCTCGTAGAAGGCAGCACAGGCGGGCACCATTCGGGCTGGACTCTGCGGGTAGATAACCACAGGCAGACCGTCCGTTTCCCACTTTTGCAGCGTTCTCGCCCAACGATACGGGTCGGCGCTGATCTCGCGGACTTGGTATTTCTTACAAAGATCGTACATCCGAGCCTCGACATCATCCATAGGCACCTGCCAATGCGGGTCGTCCATTGGACGCTCCCACAATGCCAGCGGTTGCACAAACCCGTCCAGCGTACAGGCAACCATCGCCGTGCAGTCGCCGCTAAATGATCCGTCGAATCCGATAACAATTTCCTCGCCGTCGGCGATTTTGCGATCGCCTGCGAGCCGATCCCACGCACCGCCTGGCAACCAACCTGTGGCTGCGGTGACCCATTGATTGAGGCGCTTCGTGCGAAACTCTGCCTCGGGGATGCTCAACACGGCAGATTCGAAATCTGACTCGTGCAAAAAATCACCGAATGCTGGGTTGGCGATCGCCCAAATTTTTGGATCTCGGTAATCTTGCCCCTCGCTTGCGCCGTGCCAACGGAAGAAAAACGATGGGTCGGCGATCTCGCCTGCCTTGAGACGCATCCCGTACTGCCACAGTTTGTAGCACACGGTGTCTTGCCCGCGG